CTAGTTAAAGTTGTTGTAGCTTTGATAGGAGTAATGTCATAAAATGCTCCCCCTGAGTATACATATAAAAATCTGTTTGTGCCAAGTGCCGCATACTTAATGCCTGATGCATTGACAAAATGATGTAGTGCTGTGTTTCTTCCTGTAAGAGTATTGTCTCCTAATTGTGCCCAACCACCTACTTTTTCTGGGGATCCATATCTAAAACGTACATAATCACCACTGACCCATTGGCCTTCGCCACCAGTCGCTGTGACTTGTTTATTAAAACCTGGTTGAAATCTTAGTTTTTGTAGCATAAAAAATCCCTAATAGTAAGGCAGGAGATACTGTGGTGGAGTCTCCCGCCATATTATTATATACAATATTATTTAGGTAATTTAAAGCCTTTATACCAAGCAGGCAAGCCTAAAAATGGTCTTTTATCGTATTGATTTTCTTTCGCTGTTTTAGAAGATGCTTTGTTATAATGTAGAAATACTTGTGCACAGTCCTTACCAGTGAACTCTTCTCTCCAATGTTCTAGCTCACAGCCAGAATATATTAACATGTCACCTGGTTTTAGAACTACTTTAATACCAGCTTGCCCTGTTTTTGTAGTTGGGTCTAAGTAAATAGGCCACTCATCTCCCCCTAAGTTTAATGTAGTAGATATCTCGCAAGAGTATCTATCTTTATGTCTAGCTAATACATCTCCTTTTTTATAAATTCTTGCATAAGAATAGGTTTCGCTTAATTTTAATTTAGTATGCTTCTCCATAACAGGTTTTACTTTTTGTAATAAGGTTTCCATTACTAAGTCGGAATAATGAGAATAGGTATTAGGTACCTGTTCATCATTCCATACACCAAAATATTCTGTAAAAGGAGAAATATATTTTTGATCAAATAAAAATCTTGCCACTTTTCTTTTGTTTAAAAAATAATTAAAAGCAAAATCTGCCAACTCTTTACTAATAGCTTCTTTTAATACTGTATATTTATTTTTTTGGAACGCCGATTTTTTTAATGACATTTTTTCCTTTCAGTTGCATTTTAGATTTTATAAAACTATCTATAAAATTTGGTTTATTTTTTAATGTATTAGTTTCTAGTATGGTTTTAACTACTGCCTTTTTCATATCTTCATTAACTTTTGACATTTAAAACACCCTTCGGTATAGCTTGGCAGTTCCAGTGTATAAATCTAAATGGTTCATATCCCATATCTACCACATATTGATGAGGCATGTAAGATGGAAAGAATATCATTCTTCCTGGTTTTACATCATAATTAATTTGAGAGCTTGCATAGGTAACTTTTGATTTATCTTTTTCTGGTAAAAGATTCATAACGTTCCCTGGTCTTGGATCTTCAAACATTGGTCGAGATGTTTTTTCACTAGCTTTTAAAAAATAAAAACCAGATATATGGCCATTCCAATGTGTATGTAATGTATGGTGTCCACCACCTCGTTTAGCAAATTCTTGAACCCACATTTCTGTAGTAAATAATTGATAGTTTGTTAAATCAAAGCCCATTTCTATTAATAAATTATGAGCCGTTGCACCTATATAATCTTGTAATTGTTTAAAATTAGGATCTCCTATTAAACCTGTTGAATGAAACACATTTCCCATATCCTCTTTATTACCAAATTTTTTATTTCTTTTGTCTATATCTTTTTTTAAATTTTTCTTTGCTATTTTTATATAAGGATCAGAAGCTTTGTTTAAATCATCTACAAACGCTGGCTCATCAGCAAACCATATAGGGCATTTAAATAAATCTTCTCTATTTAATTGTGTAGGAAATGATTTAGCACTTCCACACGATATTTTATCAAAGTCTTTTTTTGTTTTTTTAACTTTATTTTTTTTCACACCACTCCTATTTATATGGCCACCCTAAATTCCAAATAACCAAACTATGTCTGGATCCTCTTTTAACTGGACATACTCTATGCCAAACAAATCCAGGAAATACCACCAAGGATCCTTTAGGTAATATCTCTTTACATTTTTTAATATTAGGTTTTTTATCGGGGTCTAAGTTTCTAAAATCAAATTCTAGTTCACCGCCTTTATAATCTTTAGGGTCCGATAATGTTACTGTAACAGATAACTTTCTAATTTTACCGTGCGAATTAGGCTCATCTGGTTTATTATAAGGTTTATCCCAACCATCACAGTGCCAATCATAGTATTGACCTTTATTGTATTTGGTAAATTGACAAGATTCTGAAAAATCCCATTGAAAATTCCAGCCAGCGCTTTGATTTGCTTGATGAACATATGGTTGAATTTCTTTATATATCCATCTATCATTCATCCAAACAATATCTGAATCTCTTTTCTTTTTTAAATCTTTAATTTGTTTTTGATTTAATGGTTTATTATTTTTTTCATAACCACCTGTCACTGCCATTTGATCTTGTAATTGTTTTCCATAACGCACAATATCGTCGCAAATTCTTAAAGGAACTGCTGATTTAAAATACCAATAATAATTAATTAAATTCATAAACTTTCTTATATCAAGTTATATTTTAAATATATATTAATGTAAAGTAGAATAAAAAAATTGATCTAGATCAATTAAGAAATAGTTAATGTGGCATCAGCTGTAAATTTAGCTATTTTATCACCACCTGGATGAGTAGATAATGTTGTTGCAGCACAAGGAGATCCAGCAAAAGTAACTGCACTTGGTCCTCTTACAATAACTATTCCTGAACCACCAGCTCCGCCAATAGCTCCTTTTCCACCTCCACCAGCTCCACCACCAGTGTTGGCTGTCCCAGCTGTTCCTACAGTACAGCTTGCTCCACCACCACCACCACCACCAGCTCCGCCTGATGTTCCTGAAGCAGGTGCAGATCCTGGACCACCTCCGTGACCGCCTCCGCCAGCGTATGAAGTATCTGGGCCTAATATTGTGTTTGGTGCTCCTGCACCTCCTGCTCCTGATGCAGGGCTCGATGCATCTGCTCCAGCAGCAGTTGCTCCACCACCACCACCTCCATGATATCCTGTTGTTCCTGGACTAGGTGGAACTGGGGCACCATCTCCTCCAGCAAAGCCTTCTACGGGATCATAACTTCCTTCATTTCCTGAACCTCCGCTACGAGGAGCATTATTCCATACACCACCTCCCCCTGAACCTCCAGGGCCTGCAACAGCTTGAGAGCTACCATAACCTCCACCAGTTGCTGAAATAGTGGACAATGAAGATGTTGAACCTTTAACTCCCACACCACAGGCACATCCAGCCGCGCCATTAGTACCGGCTCCGCCACCACCGACTGTAATTGTGTAACTTCCTGGTTCCATTTCTAAAGCTGTACCTCTAAGTGGACTCGGTCCATAACCTGTTGCACGATAACCTCCAGCTCCACCTCCTGATGCCCCAGCAACTCCCCATCCAACAGCGGGGCCACCTCCTCCTCCACCAGCTATAACTAAATAATCTATATTATGTAAAGCTTTAGGCCATGTTGAAGCACTACATTTACCTGCTGTTAAAGCAGCCATATGAGTTCTTAAATTCCATACACCACTTGCTTTGTTTAATTCTTTTACTATTACAATTCCTGATCCACCAGCACCACCAGGACCAGGTTCTTTACCTCCACCACCACCGCCACCACCAGTGTTAGCACATCCTGCTCCTGCACATCTTACGCTTGGTCCTATACCACCTTGACCACCACCGCCTGATCCTCCAGCAGCACCACATCCAGGAGCCATTCTTTTTCCACCGCCACCACCGCCACCATAAGTGACACATGAACCTGTAATACTATTAGCAACTCCAGCACCACCAGCACCAGCATTACTATTTGTTCCACTTGGTTGAGTTGCATCTGTTCCAGCGGCACTTGCTCCACCACCACCAGCAGCAGCTTGAGCACTTCCAGAACTACAAGAATGAACTCCATCTCCACCAGGATTTCCTTGAGGAGGACTTACGGGTGGAGTGTTTCCTGCTGCTCCAACTTTTGAAGGACCAGGAGCAGGTGCTGTATAACCTTGACCACCTCCACCAGATCCTCCTGTTCCTGCAGCAGCAAAAGCTGCTCCAGGACCACATTGACTTCTTGCACCTGTTCCACCTCCTTCAGAAGTGTAGGTTGTGCATCCTACAACAATACTTGAATTAGCTCCATCTGCTAATGCAGCACCACCAGCACCAACAACAACAGCTCCTAAAGCTGTACCAGCGCAAACTGCTAAACTTGGAATACTTCTAACGCCGCCAGCTCCACCACCACCACCTGATCCACCACCAGTAGATCCTCCACCGCCACCACCAGCAACAACTAAAGTATCAATGAATGTAGTTCCTGGTTGAGTTGTGACAGCACTGGGTGTGTTTGATGTTGTTGATGTAACCGTACACTTCCCGAAAGAAGTTTTATTTACTACACCGATTATTCCGCCATTTGTTCTGGCCATTTGAGTCTCCTACTCGGACACCCAAGCTGAGCCGTTCCAATTATATACTGTTTTTGGATCTGAGGTGTCGTTTGATTTTGTTGCTTCCCAACCTGTATCGTTGTCAGCGTTATATTTTGTTTCGTTCCATGAAATAATATAAAACCATGACGGTGTATCTTCACCATCATCTGTAACAGATGGAAAAGTTATTGGTGCTTGCCAATCATCAGAGCCATCTAAAGCCCATGAAGCATAAGGTTGTTGTACTAAAAATTTATCTTTTGATGCGTCATAAATAAAACCTATTCCTGCGTATTGCTTTCTAAATTTATTATTATAAGAAGTTTGTTTAAAATTTGTATCTGGTTTTTTAAAAAAATTTTTACACCAGGTTTCTCCATCTACATGTTTGTCATTTTCTCCTAAAGGACCTGCTGCTGTTGTAACATCATTTGCCACAACTGTAACTTGTTTTACAACTAAATGTGTATCAGATGTAAAACCTGTTGGGTCTGTTTTTGATTCTAATTCTGCAAAGTGTGCCATATTTTTTTCCTTTAATATATTAGATTATTTGTTTTAAATAGTCAATTTTTATTAAAAACTCCATTCTCCTTGTTTTACATAATCATAAACTTCATTTACATTCCACATACCAGGTGCTCCTTTTGCAATAGCGGGTTCTTTTACAATAACTATACCGGAACCACCTGCGCCTGATGGATTATTTCTTGTCCCTGGAGTTCTACCATTTCCTCCGCCACCTCCACCAGTATTTGCACTACCTGCACTTCCAGCTCCTTGAGAACCGCCTCCACCGCCACCGCCAGATCCACCAGATCCAGCAGATCCCGTAGAACCGCCTCCACCGCCACCAGCGTATGTTGTACAATTTAAAGGGCTTGGAGAACCTGCTCCACCTGCAGTTGCAGTTCCTGATGTATTGGCTCCTGCTGCTCCAGCTCCACCACCTCCTGCTCCAAAACCATTATTAGGGTTAGCACTTGTAGAACCACCATCATTTCCTTGAGGAGGATCTGTTGGAGGTGTATTACCACATCC